ATCAGCATAAGCTATTTTAGAGAATATATCATGTTTAGTTCCTATCTTAGTTGAAGTATCACTAAATATTATAAAATTAGGATTGTTGTAACTAAATTTACCATCATATGGATTAACACTTACGTATTTAGTTGCAGTATCATTTTTTGTAATATGGGGATTACTTAATGTGCCGTTTACTGTTTTATTATTGTCATAACTTGTTTGCCCACCGCTTCCTGTAAAAAGCCATTTATTTAAAATATAATTGTAAGTTAATTCTACCCAATCGCCTTGCTTTAAAACTATGTCATAAGGAATATTTAAAGTGCCTGTCATCGTTTTAGGAATAGTTAATGTATTAGTATTTGAACTCCCCCATATCCTTACTACCCTCCCATCTCCGTGTACATTTATAGGATTAACACTATTAAGAAAACCAGTCAATATTTTAGCACTATTACCTGTATAAATAATATTAAAACTCTCGTCCAAAGTTAATGTATTTCCTGCTAAATTGCCTGTTTGCCAAAACGGGAATTCTATAAAGCCATTCATTACATCAAAACTATATGTAGCACTTAATTCTAAATGGTTTGATTGTCCGTTTACATCTAACGGATATTGTGGATTTGTTGTGCCTATTCCCACGTTGCCTGAATTACGATATATCCCCGAAGTACATGTAGTCCATTGTCCTGCCTGAGCACTAATTGAATTCCATTGATAACTACTCATCCAACCATTACTTGCCCCCCCTACTTGTGTCATTGAAGTATTTATAGAAGTCCCCGTAAAATCTATCGAAAGTGGCAAACTTGCTGTGATTGGTATATTACCCACCTGCCCTGATGTATTCGTTTGCAGAACCGCAGCACCCCCTTGTGCTAAAGCAGGTAAATAAAATTTACCATATACATTTATCCATAATCCGCTATCAATTTTCACCCATTTAAACTCAGGGTTATAATATTGAGTAGTCCAACGGATTTGACTAAAACTACTCAAACTTATTAAAACAAACGCTATTAAAATTACTATTTTTTTCATGTTACAAAGGTATTATTATTTTTTAAAAATTACATAAATTATTGAAAAGTTTTTAACAATTAATCTAAACTACATATTATCTCACCTATTGTTATAGGATCGCCTTGTGCATAATCGCTTGCTTTTAAAGTTACTATCATCGTACCCGGTGTTGTTTCATTTGCCCCATAAATTGTAAACATTCCTGCTATAAAATTTAAATCACCCGCAACTATCGGAACTACCATAGTTTTTGCAGGAATATATTTTGTAGGTAAGGGATTTACTGTAATTTTTTCGCCAAATCCAGTTTTAATTCCGGAATTATTACAAACGCTTCCTCTTAAATGCAATCTATTCTGTACATCTAATTTATAAGACAATTTGTAAGCCTCAGAATCCGGACTGTCAGCAAAATTATTAGTAAATCCTCCAAGTGTTGTAACATCGTTCCAATCTTCTTCAGTTGCTAACCAATTTGTTATTATTGGTGATATTGTTGCACTTAAAATATTTATTTGTGATTGTAAAGTTGCTAAATTTAATTTATAACTATCTATTTTATAACTCCCTTGATTATTGTCATTTATCAAAGGCGTATCACCGGAACCTGACTGCTGAATTGCTGAATAAATCGTATATGTATAATGCGAAGTTGTGTCATTAAAAGGAAGCTGCAATGTCGGGGTAGTTAATAATCTTAAATAATTACCTCCTCTGAAATTTGCAGTAGTGCAATAAATACCCCCCTTACAATAAAAAATACCAGGACCGTAATATTGTTGTCCTGATAGTTGTAGAGGATATACTAAATTAAATCCCGACAATATATAAAAATCAGAATTTGAAATCCCCAAAGTTTCACCTAATAAACTTGCAATAAGCGTTAATGTTTGTTGATTACAGTTATAAATATCATTAACACTAATAGGATTGCCAATGGGTAAACTATCTGATAATATTCGTTGATTTGGTATTTGAGGATTTGTGTACATTTAATATTTGATTTGTTAATAATTAATATGATATGATTGAATATTCTACACCTGAAATTTTTATCTGTTCAATTACTGCAATAATATTATCTAATTGCGAATTAGAAACATCCAAAGGAACATGAAAAATTGCTAATAGTGTATCCATTCCCAGACTATCAATTGTTGGAACAAAAATTGGCAACTCTGAAAAATTGTCAACCGTTGGAATAAAGATTGGCAACTCTGAAAAATTATCAACCGTTGGAATGAAAAATCCCGCAACCTGTTCCTGTGTAATATAAATTTTATTTGAAGTTGTTGAAGGAAATAGATAATTTAAAAAATTTGTTAATTGTCCGATTAGCCAACCGCAATTAACTATCAAAAATTTTAATTTACGCCATTTGTCAAATTTATCAAACGGAGCTTGCAATGGCTGAATTATGCAATATAAATACTTATAGAAATTAGATAATACTCTTTGCTTAGTGATACTGAAATATTCAGTAGTCGTATTATAAAGCATTTGTGCGTAATCTATGTATCTGAAATTAGCCATTTATCCTGTTATATAATTATCTACATTATTTATTGCTGCATATATTCCTGTTGCTGAGCTTGCGGGAGTTTCTATATCAGGTACATTAGAGCCGAAATCAAAATATCCCGCACTCAATGTAGTCTTAAAATCAAAGGACAATCCATCAATTACAGGACTTTCTAATACTACATCAATAACCCCTTCAACGTTATTTATAATATAATTTGCAAGTCCATAATTTCCATAAGTATAAAATATGCCATTAAAAGGAAAACTATTTCTGAAATTATCTATCGCTGCTGTTATTTGAGCTATTAATCCATTTGCTCCCGCTAATGTATAATATGACTGATATACTATTGTAAAATTATTATAACCAAAACTAATTAAATTCGGGTCAAATGTTACTATACTGACCGGCACTCCGGGCATTATTGCTGTTGCTAAAAAATAATTACTGAAATCTGTAAAACAATTAGGATAATCGGGGTCAGTATCTGCAACTTTTTTTAATTTTTTTGTTATCGGGTCAAGCATTGCAATCTTTAAATATAATTGCTGTATTCCAGTGGAAAGTGTATTATACCCAAATGCTGCTTGCTTAATGATTAATATTGTCGGGTCAATTGGTGGTACTACTGCATAAACATTTTGATATAAGGAATTAACAATTAATGGTATTCCATATTGATATGCTAATGCTGTATTAACATACCACTGTGATTTTCCATAATTTTGAGTATTAATAATATTTTGAATTATGTTTTGAGTATTTGTTTGCTCATCTAAATTATTTTGTAGAATAGGAGCTAAACTATCAGCTATTTTGATAAGGGGGTCAGTTTGACTGGTATTATCAAAATCGGGTAAAGCAGTTTTTAAATTTGCTATTATCTGTTGAAGTAATGTCATTTATCCTTTAATTTTTATGTTTACTCCTGTTAAATCAGCATTGGAGATTATATCTATTTTATTCAGTGCGTCTGCTGTATTTTTTTGTTTAATTAAATTTATTTCAATAATATTTCCTTCACCATCACTCCCCCATGCTGTAAGAAATACAGGGAATGTATTAAGATTATGTGTAATAGTATAGGGAATATTTGCTGTTAAATTAATATTTATGCTTATAGTTATTATAACTTGTGCAGGGATAACATAATTATCAAATCCCCCCTCGCCATCGTCTCTGACGATGGGAATTAAATCGGAAGCACCCAAATTGTTAGTTTGTGTTAATTGAGATATTTTTTTATCTGTATTTGCCATGACTTTAATTTTCTAAAATAATTTTTCCTCCGTTTTCTAATAATATATAATTAGTATCCTCAAGTAATAAATAAAATGTGCTTAATTTATTTACAAAATTATTAATTTGATTTAAAATATTTAATGACATATTATCACAAAGCGGATAAGTCTGTAAAATTAATTGAATATTAGTTTGTTTTGATATTGTGTCAGGAATTAATATTTGTTGCCCTGCTGTTAATTGTGGTGTCCATGTATCCCAACCGTTTGCATCAATTATTAGCCCCCAATTACTCAATGAACCCGTTGAATTTAAAACACAATTCAAAATTGTTTCCCCTTGCTTAACCGTGTAATATTTATTTGCCATTTAATAACTCACATTGAATTTTAATGCAGCATCAGTAACAGGTTGCTTATCTGAATTAATAATATAAGTTGCTACTTTTGCCCCGTCATCATAACACTGCTTAGCCCATCTGTTCATTTCAAAATTTACACTCGATAAACTACTTCCTATTATTCTTAATATTCCTACTCCCAGAACAGGATTGCTTACAAAAGCCCCTGATGAATACGCTATAATGCCACCATTAGATGTACTTGGATTATCTATTAATACAGTAGTCCCATTCTGAAACTGAATATCTCTATTTACTATGTCCCAAAATATTGTCATTTCACAAAAGTAATTTATTTTAATTCAAATTTGATATTTTTATAAATAATTTTATTAACATTAATGAGTAATTGAAGTATCCTCCATATCAGATTTAACTGTTAATGGATTAATCGGAATTATATCAGTATGTGGTGCTAAAACTGTCGGGGGAACTGGGCTTCCCGTTCCCGCAGTCAAATGTGTATGATGATTAAAGGCATTTTCTAAACGATTAATCTTGGAAATTAAATCAGATATTTTCACTAATCCATCATTATTACCCCCGTTTATTGTAATTAATCCTGCAATAATATCAATGGTTGATGTTACATCTCCATTTGTAACAGTCATTAAAATTTCTTTACATTTATCAACAAAAAGTAATTGTGGTCTTTGTACATTCCCATCTCTAAAAGTCATTAATACTGCACTTTCATTCCCTTCTGTGTCATCTGGTATTTCAATAAAAGATACAGTTGATGGTGAATTTGCTGAACTTATCAGAACTTTTAAAGGAATATTTGCGAATATCTTCGGAGGATTTTGTTTCCCCGAAGATGGACTTGCTGCAACATTGCCCGAAGGTGCAGCAGGTGAACCCGCTGAATCTGATTGTGGAGGTATCGTATAATCAGTTCCTCGTGAAATCTGTACAGAGCAGGTATAATTAGTTAAATTGACACTCTTAGTTACAACCGTAGCATCAATAATCACATGACCTCTTTTTATGTTATTAGCAAGATTTTCCATAAAATGATGGAATGCTTCTTGTAAATTTTCTTCTTCGTTTTCCATTATGAATTCAAATCATTTAAGTAAGCAAATTTGAGAGTTTTTTTACATTCTCTATTTATAGCAGAAATCTCCCCCTTTATTCCTGTTATTACATATTGACCTGACCTTTCAGGATAAGCTATATCTTTATAATTTGCATTCCAATATAATTCACAGTAAGGATATAAATATGTTTCAATTGTCCCCGTAAAGTGTCGTTGTCTTAGTTGTGTAAGAGCTTGCTGTGCATATTGTTTATACAGTAAATTTGTTGCTTCAACATTATCCGAACCATTTGAATTTTTAACTCTTGCAATTTTATAAAAAAAGAAATCTCTTTGCACTCCTTTCTCATCGCCCCACTCGAAACTATCCTTTTGCCCCTTATCATTTAAAAACCAACATTTAACTTTGTATTGCTGAAAAGTAGTTTTACGACCTTTGCCGGTACGAGTTAAATTTATTGTTTGTAACGACTGATTTTCCCGCACATTTTCAGATGTATCATAATTTACGGAATACGGAACTCCATTAGGGTCAAGAGCCGACCCTCCTGCTAAATTACAATAAATTTTTGTGCCTTGAATAGAAATATTTAATCCAATTTCTTTTTTAAAATATTCCAAAACCGAAGCAGGGGACATTTGAGTAAATGTAATTCCTTTTAAATCATCTAAAATAATATCAGGAAAATCAGTCTTTTGTATTGTCAAATTTGTATCTTTAAATATATCTTCTAAAATTTTTAAGACTGTCGGAGGATTCATTTTTACAATTGTATCTCCCAAAAGTTTTAAAGTAGATGGTAAAATTTGACTTGCTCCAGCTGTACCTATATAAATTTTATTCACCATGTCTAATTGAGCCAAATAAACGCTGTCAAGACATTTTATTTTTAATGGCATACCCATATAAAAGTCATAAAGATAACCGTTAAAGACAGGCAAATAACCGTAATAGCGGGGTTGATTTGTTGTCGGGTCAATATCATCGGGAAATATCCACCCCTGACTTTTTAAATTTATAGCATTAACTGAATTTATTGCATATTTATCATTCTCAAATCCATCATATTTTGCAAATACTAAAATAGAGTCTCCTGTACTGAAAACATTTTTAACATAATTTGTTAATGACTGAACTAAAGTAATATTTAATCCTGTAATGGGATTTGTTGTCACTGAACTATATGTAATAGTAGTATTTAATGGCATTATCAATGTTGCTGTACTTCCTATTTTTCTATTATCCTGATCCCATTCAAATGCACTCACTTGGGGCAGAAGTGACCCATTTACATATACAAGGAGTTTTAAATTAAAATACACGATAATAAAATTTAAGTAACCACAAGAGTTTGATTATATGAACCTGAAGACACATAATTTTCTTTACATAATAATTTTACTTCTACATTTGCTGAACCTCTTATTGTTGTAATTTCAGGAATTGCTTTTGCCACTATTTGTGTTATTCCTATTCCGTTCAGATAACTATTTTTTATATATATTATAGTGTTTTTTAACCAAATATTCTGAATGAAATTCTGCAATATATCCTGTGGAAATATGTAATTTGATAATGCACCATTTGCATTGTACACTGTTGCATCTGCATTTGGAGAACCGTAAACCTCTCTTGCTGTAAATTGGAATTCTATCTCAAAGGGGTCTCTGCAAATTTTTTGAAATACCATAACTCCATCAACTATCTTACTCTCATTCAGATTCTTTTCATCTCTTAATAATATTATACAGTCGTGTGATAATTCAACGTATGTAGCATCTGGATTATTAGGAAATGTCGGGTCAATAGATAATTGTACAATTTCGGGGTGATTCCAATTGTAATTCTTATTTATATTTTTATTTTTGTAAATTATCATTGTATTACATTGTATTACATTGTCCCTGATGAGTTGGTGCTAAGGTTATTAAGTGTTCTGATTAAAATAGGAATAGCTTTATCGGCTTCCTCTTTAATAACTTTTTCACTGCCTCCTTTTATATCAAATTTTTGAAGTGAATCTATTTTTATATTCAAAACTTTAGCTTCCCCTAAACCTCCTCTTGCCCCCGAAAGTAATGATGTGTTGATGTTTTCGGCTGTTGCTGCTCCTTTCCCTTCTGCTTTAGTAATTGCATTTTTATACCCCATATCTAAATTAGAAAAATATTTAAGATTTTTAGCAGTCTCTGGTGTTATTTTTCCAGTCTTTTGCAACTCCTGACCTGCCTTTTTTTCCCATTCAGATATAATGTTACTTATTTCACTAACATCTGAAATTAAATCTTTATAGGTTTTTAATTTATCAACCACATTTTGTTCAGCATCGGCAGTTTTTAAAGTCATTTGATACCTTTGATTTGCATAAGCTAATATTTTCCCTTGTATTCCGACATTAACTTCTACTGCATGTTTTGAAAGTGCATCAGTAGTCATTAAATCATCTAATGCTTTTTTATATTTTTTTAATTGTTCAAAATAAACTTTTAATGCTACATCGGTATTGCTTCCTGTTTTTTTTAATGCTGCATTAATAATTTCCTGTCCTTCTATAACTTCCGCTCCCTGCTCATGCCAGAATTTTACCCAGCCTGTTCCTAATTTAGTTAATGCAATATCCCATGAAGTAACCGCAGAAGCAACCTCTCTGATTTTATTTCTTTCAGTTAATGATGCTGCTTCTATTCCTTCAGCCGATTTAGCATAAGCATCAGCTGCTCCTTTTGCAGAAGATAATGCTTTAAATACTATATCGTAATTATGTGCAAGTTCTGAAGCCGAATGTGCATTTTTAATAAGTTCCTCTCCTGTTGTTGCTATTGCATCTCGTAATTGTTTGTTACGTATCATTCCCGTTTCAAGACCTGTACTTAATTGTGTTGCAAGAGTTGACATATCCTGATTTACAGCTTTAGCAAAATCCTCAATAACAGGCAATAAATTAATAACTTGACTATTCGTTAAATGTCCCATTCTTATTAATTCATTCTCTACATTCATTAAGGAAGTTACTGTTGAAAATTGAGACATTGAAGCTGCTGTTTTTAATTTATTAAATGCCTCTACTCCTGTTTTGCCTGTTTGTTCTAAAGTAAAATTTAACATTCTTTCTGCTTTATCAAATTCTAAAGCAGCTTTAATAGTCTCATCAAATTCGCCTTTAAGACTTCCCCAAATTTTCATTATTCCCTGTTGTGCAAATCCTGCTAAAGTAAAGCCACCAAACATTTTACCAAAATCACCAAAAATAGATGTAGCTTTATTGCCCTGTTCGTTCATTGTGGCAATTTTACTGGTCATTTCTGATACCTTTGCAGCCGCATCACCCTCAAGATTTATGCCAAAACCATACGATTCCATGATATTATTATTTTAAATAATTAAAAGATGTATGATTTATATGTCTATCTTTATTTAGATTTTGATATTTTTGCCACCTTTCATAAATATCAACAGATTGCCCAATATACACCTTTTTACTCGGTGAAGTTATTTTATAAATACCACAGATTTCCATTTTACAAAGATACTAATTTTATTATAGTTTTAACACAATTTTTGTAAATATTTATTAACTTATTTTAGGAATTCCCCATTGTGCGTAAAGTTTCCATACTTCATTTAATATTACAAAGTAATCACAATATTCTCCGATGGTCATCTCATCACATTCTTGTTTACTTAAAAAAAGAAAAGCTCGAAACATACTTTTATTAAAAAAAGTGCTATCACGAGCCAGTAAATCATTTTTAGCTTTTTCGCTGTCGTTTATAACATTGGTCAGGCAACGATTAATTTCAAAAAAAAAGGAAGTACCTTGTCATAAATTAAATAAACTCCGAACTGTACCACTCCGATATTATCTTTTAAAAATTCTGTTTTATCTGATTTAGCTTCGGGTGTCTCAGCAATCATCATTTCCTCAATATACTTGTCCGTAATCTCTGATAATGCTTCTTCATTAAGTTTTAAAGTATTATTTTTTATTTCCTCTTGTTTATTTTTAAACATACCAAGAACATACCAACATAAAGCCCTCTGGCTTCTATCTGTACGGTCAAGTTCCTTGAATGTGGCATTTACTGTTTTAGTTTCCTCAACCCATTCAGTTTTGCCATCTTCTCCCTGCTTGAGTGTTTTAGATAAAAATTTTATTTCTTTCTCAAAAGTTCCCATATTAATTTTGTGAAACTGCTGCCCAATTCATTGGTACGATTGTTTCTTTATCTTTACGTTTAATATCAATGTCCTCGCTTAAAATATTCATGCCTCCGAAAATACGTTGTATTAATCCATCAGTCGTTGAAAACCCTAACTGTGCATTACTTATTTGAATTGCATTAGTTAATCCCTCTGCAACTAAAATAATATTCAGTTCTCCTAACTGTACAGATACCTTCCCTTTATAACTTTTAGCATTTTTCTTTTCCCCTATTGGTTCTTCTGTTCCTATTGCATAAATAGTTTCCCCTTCCTCTGCTGTATTGAATGACATATTGTCAGCAGTAAATAAAGGATAAGGGTGTCCGTTTATAAGCAGAATCAACTTAAACTCCGCTGCGGAATATATTAAAGGATTAAAATTTGGCATAATTTTTTATTTTAAAGTGTATAACTAAATACTACTGTTCCTGTTGCACCTCCGACAAGCGGGCTGGCAACTATTGTCAATATGAAATTCCATTGTATTTGATTGCCATTCGGTGTACCTGAGAGTTTTAGTGAACCATCAGTAATATCACCTGTACCACCTACAACCTTTAAAGGCACAATATATTCGTCATAGAATTTCTGCTGTAATGTATTGCAATAATTTTGGTCAACGTTACCCGTTTTGGTATCTATTATTGCATTTTGTCCAACATTATCAATTATAAATGCACGTACAGAAGCAGATAATGAATTAGCTACTCTACCGAATTCCTGAGTTGATTCCGGTGTAGTCGGGTCTGAACAGGTTGCTCCGTCATTCCAATAGAAACCTGAATGTCCTTCCCATGTACGCAAAAACATATATTGTTTTTCACCTAATAAATCGAAATCATCAGGATATACTAAAGCTGCTACTGAAACATTAATATCACCAGGATATAAACCTCCGACAGGAGTTGCTACTGCATTGACTGTACCTGAATGTGACGTTGTAAATGTAGTTATATCTGCAATGCCTATAAAAGTTTCACCCACTGAATAATCAATAGAATTATATGTAATTGTTCCAACATTTACAATATATTTTACTCCTTCAATTATTGGAGCATCAGCTACTGATGTTGGTGTTAATTGTATTAGATTGCCATTTGTTAAATAAGCTGAAGTTAAACTAATCGAACCGTCTTGAACATTATTAAATCCATGACCAATAGAAATTTTAGCAAACCTTCCCAATGCTGCACCTACTCCACTTATTCCATTTGGTTGTGAACCGGTAATACATAAAGAACCGTTAGGATAACTATCTTCACCCACATTCCCTAAAGTAGCAGGGGTTACAGTTGCTGACATATTATATCCATCAACAATGAAATTAATCTGATAGCCCTGATTGAATAAAGTAGCACGTAAAGTCTGCATTGCTGTTAATGAAGCCGAAACATCGGCAGGAAAATCTGCTGCTACTTGTGAAGCTGTCGGTAGTGCATAACAGAAACCAATTAATTTAGCTCGTTGTGTAAAATCTTTGTTCCCTGTATATTTGATAAGATTTGTGCAAGTTGTGCTTCCGATATAAGCAGGAAGTGGTGTATTAGCTGTTGCAAACTCATTATTATTTGCCGTCATATTAACTCCTACTAACCATAATAAAGCACCTTCACCGGCTTCTGAATAGAATTCTGATAATTGCTGATATAATGCTGTTCCATTCGTTATATCTAAAGCGGCAGTAATACCATAACTTGCAACATCATTCATTCCTGTTAACAGATATGCAGTATTGAGATTAAATGCTTTAGTAGTATCTGTGCCTGCAATTGCTTTAAATTGCACAAATAACATAGCTATACCATCATCACTTTGCGGTTGTCCTAATGGTTGATTTATTACTGTGGTGCTTATCTGATGTTTCATTGTTTACTAAATATTTTGACAAATTTTGTCAAATAATTATTTACTGAATTTTGTTGTCCTTCTTAAATTTTGCTGTTGCCTTCACTGCTTCATTATATTTTATTTCAAGTTCAAGTTTAGTATCCTCATCTGTTTTTTCATCAAACTCTTCCCATTCGGCTTTAGCTACTGCTTCGGCTTTTTGTAATGTTTCAAGTTGAGCCTGAATTGTATTTACAGAAGTTGAGGGCTTTTTAGTAATCAAACTGTTTTCAGGGTGTAAATCTAAATCGAATCGTTCCTGTTCTTGAGCCCGTGTATTGTGGAACATCTGTAATAATTCCTTCAAATTTTGAGGAACAGTGGTTATATCATTTTTATCTTTTGCCTCTTTGGTAAAATGAATTAAAAATGTACTTTCCTCTCTTGCCGGGTCTGTGAAATTTTTAGTTGTCAGTGCTGATTGCTTTTGCTTTTCTGTGTAGAAATTTCCACAACCGGTTAAATACACACTTCCGAAATTATCCAAATATTGTTGGATACGTTCCTGATAAGTCTTAAAATTTTTATCAGTTATTTTCCATTTTAAAGCCATAAATTTTAATTTAAAGATTTATAATTTAGTAAATTAGTATTTTTATAATTAATAAATATTGTATTTTACATAGCCATAAACAATCTTTTTAATTACCTGAGATTTATATTCAGATGCCAT